TACAATGTATGCATATTTTGGAGATGAAAACACTAAAAATATATCAATAGCCGGTGTAACTGGTAAATTAGGACAAGGTATAGGTTCAACTGCTTATCTAGAATGGGACTCTGTAGGTGTAACATTAGGTGTAAGTGGAAAATATATATCAGTTGGACAAACTGCAACCACTGCAGAATTCGGAAATAATGCAGACACTGCATCTTTCGGATATAATGCAACATATGTAGAGTTCGGAACTAGTGCAGATGAAGCATTATTCGGCAGTGCAGCAACCACTGTATCTTTCGGAGATTATGCATACACTGCATCTTTCGGAACTGGTGCAACCACTGCATATTTCGGATATAGTGCAACTAATGCATCTTTCGGAGATGCAAACACCAAAAATATATCAATATCGGGATGGACCGGTTCAATTGGAACAGGTTCAATTGCTTATCTAGAATGGGACACTGTAGGTGCGACATTTAACGGGGCCGTAGTCGGTCCTTCGGATAGAAGATTAAAAACAAATATAGAAAATATACAAGAAAAACCTGATAATATTAATTATAAACAATTTAATTTTATATCATCTCCTGATAACTTACACTATGGTGTTATTGCACAGGAATTACAAGAATCACATCCTGAATTAGTTTCTGAAAATAATGGATATCTTGGGGTTAATTATACGGAATTATTAGTATATGAAATTGCAAAACTTAAAGCCGAAATGAAAGAGTTAAAATTACAATTGAACATATGAAAATAAATATAGACACAAATAACATTTTAAAACCGGTTAAGGCTGGTTTTAAAAAAACTTTTACATTTACTAAAATTTTATACAATTTTTTAAAAGAAAATAAAAACTTCATATTATTATCAATTATTTTTATATTTTTTTGGTTCATATACAATAAGAAACAAGTCCAACCAATACAAAATAATAGGATCATTGATTCACTAAATATAATAATTTCTCAAAATACTAAGCTAATAAAAAGCCAACAACTTAAAATTGATTCTTTATCCGAAACAAAAACAAAAACATTTAATTATTATGAAACAATCATCAAAGACTATTCTAATCCTACTATTGTTAGTGATGATAGCATTACCAAGTATATCTCAAAAAAGTTACATAATAAATAAAGTACCTTATGTTTGTTATACATCAATAGAAAATAGACAACTTGCTCTTTTTTTAGTAGAAGGAGATAAAAATAAAGAATTGATAAGACAAGATAGTATTTTAATAAATTCTTATAAAGCATTAAATGTAACATATAAAGAACAGTTATCAACAATTTCATTAGAAAATTCTATTTATAAAAATAAAATGGATAGTCTTAAATTAAAAATTGATAAAGATACAGAAAAATCAATTAAATTAGCAGCACGTAATAAAACTCAAAAAATCATATTAGGTACAATTTCTACTATAAGTATATTAGGAAATATTATTATGTTCTTAAAAAATTAATACTTAACTTAAAGATATATAAAATAAAACATTAAATGGCAACTACTTCTAAATTTATACAATTATCTTCATCAGTTTTATTGGAATATATTTATGCAGACTTGTCTCAAATAACAACTCCTGGGAATCCATATAATAAAAATACGGCAGATGCACCACTTTTTCTTCTTGAAAATAATTATGTTAAAAATTTACAGGTATGGAATTCAGATGCAAAAGAATTAGATTTACAAAATGTTAGAAACAGATCTTTTGTTTATTTAGATGCATATAAAATTGCATTAACTGATATTAACAGAATACAGTTTTTTAATGATTATAAACCAGCTGGTGTGTCTAAAATGACATCTAGTGATAATTTACCAATCATATTCCCGAGTATACAGCCGGCAATTTATGATACAATAAAATTACATTTAATACAAGGATTTAATTTTGAAAATCACAAAGGGCTAACTCTTTCATGTAAGATTCAAGATAAATTTAATAAAGATATAATACTTAATAACACTGTATTTAACGACACAGATAATTGGTATAATATTCTACCTAAACCATTTTTCTTTGGTGGAAAAATATATGACCGCTATATAGAAACAAAAATACTTTCATCTTATAAATTAATTTATGATTTTTGGGTAGACTCTTATAATGCGGATTCTGTTGTTTCACAAATCACAAATGGTATTGGTGTAAAAAGAAATCAATTAATACAACTTAAATTTGGTTGGATTAATTCATATGTTGAGATTGATGGTCAAACATATGCATATATTCAAGAACCAACTTTAGTAGATATTCCATTAAGAGACCAATTTGAAAGTATATCAGCTCATATTGCAGAATCTAAAGACGGTGATTTTATTGAATTTTATGGAAAATTTAATGGTGATATAATATCAACATTTATAAATGATCTAAACAGAAGTGGAAATGAATATATTTTATTACATGATTTAATTTTAACAGAAACAATTAAAAATCTTGATAATAGTATATCAACAATTAAAACCGCTGAACTTCAACTTACACAAGATGATAATTATGAGGTTCCTAATGTTTGGAGACCAGTTATAAAAAATCCAAATGCAATTTCATATAATATTGATTACACCATAAGACTTTATAATAAGAATGATAATAGTCAAGTATGGAAGACATCTAATATGACTTCTTATGATACACAAAAGTTTGGTAAATATTTAAGTTCAATTAATCTTGGCACGGTTCCAATACAGCCAATTGTGTTTAATAAAAAATACACAAAAGAAATTATAATTAATACCAATGTCACAAATACATCTGAGAAAATAACATCATATAAATCACCTGTACCATCAATTAATCAAGCTAATATCGCAATATCATTTAGTGTAGTTGGTGCATCAGGAATTAAAAATTCATCAACATCTGATAAAATTTATGATAATGGTACAGGTGAAATTTTATTACCTAAATATGATTCATATCAAAAATTTAACTTTTATACAAAAGTACCATCATATGCAGGTGGATATAAAACTGTTGATATAAGTAAATTTTCAAATGAAACAACCAGTCTTGTTTTGGAATTTGCGGTTGGTAAAGATTTTTTAGAAATTTATGAATATACATCAATTGAAACTAAAAAAACATTTGGTGAAATAGTATTTTTTATATCATCAACAAATTCAAATAAAATTCTTAATTCTCCTAATAAGGAATTTAATATTTTCACCAAAACAAATGGAATAAAAACATTTCTTTATGCAGGAAAGTATTACACGACAGAAGAATATGTTAATAATCAAATAAATAAACAAGATCTTAAAAATATAATTAAGGACCAAGAACTTAAAATATCAAAATATAAAGAAAATATTAAAGTATTAAATAATTCTTCTGGAATTATAAATGATGAACTAATTGCACTAAGAACAGCTAATGCATTATTAACATCTCAAATTTCTGCTAATGTTTCCAAAACAATGTCATCTGATACAGCTGTCATAACATTACAAACTGCATTAGATTCAACTAAATTACAATTAGCGAACACAATCATAGAAAAAAATAATGCAGTATTATTAAGTAGTGAGGATGATGTAGAAAGATCAAAAGCTATAATTAAAACATTAGAAGATCAAAAAGAACAAATTAAAAATTTATCTCAAAAGTCTGATTATTTTGAAAAAAAATATAATGAATTCCATGCAAAATATAACTCTGTTAAATTTGGGTTAGACATGACACAAAAAGGATTAAAAGCAGCTGCTGCTAAAGCTGCGGCACAAGCAAAAGCAGGATTTAAACTTTAGTTATAAAAATTAAAAATAATGATACTTCAAAATAGAAATGATCTTTTTAAACTTGAAATTCCACGAGTTTTTATACCACAAGAGATCAAGGATAGATTTTTACCATATATTCAAAAGATGCCAACACCAATAAATGATATCACTGATATTTTAAATTGGAGCATCCAATCTGTAACTATTCCTAATTTTAATTATGCACCAGCAGAACAACAACAAGCTGGAAACGATTTAAGAAAAAGAGGTACTCAACAAAAATTTAGAGCGGCATCTTCAACTGAACTATTAATTGATAGAAAATTTAACATAACATTTCAATTATTAGATGGTAACATAAATTATTGGATTATGCTAGAAACATTTCTTCATTATTATTCATTTGATAATAAAGAAAAATTTTCATGTGATATTCCTATTCATATTTTTGATGCCGAAGGTTATAGAATGTATAGTACGGTATTCAATCAATGTCTATTTACAGGATTAAATGAATTCACAATGTCTTATTCTGAATTAACACCAGAATTTAAAACTTTTGAAGCAACATTTGAATTTAATAATATGATGATGGATTTCCCAATTCAATAAGGGATATATAAAATAAAAGTATAATAATGTTAACATTTGATGAATACAAATTAAATGAATCACTTAAATCCGAATTAACTGTTGATGAACAGAAAGAAGTGGATGTTGCAATAGATGCATTTGTTAAAGAGTATTTAGAAAAAAATAAAGGAATTAATGAGTTAAGTGAAGATTTAACCAATGAAGGATTTCTTGGATCAATTTTAGGAGGACTAACTGGATTTGCATTAGGAAATTCAATTGGTAAAATTGTTGCAAATTGTTTAGGAATAGAAAAAGGAATTGTGTTCGACTTACTCACTAGTCGCCTAGTTTCAGCTGCTCTTGGAAGCGCAATGGGTAAACGAATTTAATTATGGGAGAAATAAATAAAACAATCATTGGACTAGATTTTTCTATAAATAGTACAAGCGCATGTGTTCGTAATGGAGATAAATATCAATATTTTGTTTTTATTGCTAATTATAAAAGTGGTAAAGCCCCATTTAAAATACATGATGCAATTAATGATTTGGTCATGATCTGTCCTTATGAAAAATTATCAACATCAAAAGATTCAATACAGGACTCAAAAAATAAAATACAGAATGCACATACCCTTAGCAAATTAATTTTAAGAATACTTACAATTGAATCTACAATTATAGGTACACCTGATATTAGGTTAGAAGGATTTTCATTTGCATCAAAAGGTAATTCATTTATTGATTTGATAATGTTTAATTCTTTTCTTAGATGTAAGCTTATGGAAAAGTGGGGGAATTGTATATCAGTCATTCCACCTAAAACAAACAAGAAAGCTTATTCAGGAAATGGAAATGCCAATAAGTGGATAATGTTAAATTCATTTTTGAAAAAGTCCAATTCAGAATTACAAAAAAGATTCTTAGAGTTAGATCTTAAGAGGGACCAAGAGTTTGTCATACCTAAACCCATTGATGATGTCGTGGATTCAATATCTTTAGCAGAATATGACCTAAACGGTGAGGATGACTAAAGGAAGGTGTAAAGTGGTTTAAGATTATTTTTATCTAATATATATCAACTTTCTCCCAAAATCAAAACATATTTTTTATATGCTAGTTTGGGCTAAATAGTTTCACATTTAAGAAAAAGTTTTCAACAAATGTGTTATTTATAATGTTTTCAAAATAACATAATTATAAGTACTTTATTATCATATAATTATTCATTTATGATCATAATTTTTTATTAGAAAAATTTCATAACTGAAACTAAACATAAAAACATTATATAAAAATTATGAAATTAAAAACTTTTGCGGATTTTCTTTTAGAAAAACAAACAGTAGACACAGACAAAAATAAAAAATTTCAATATGTCATGAAAGAATTTGCTGATGGTAAATTACATTCAAATGATGGTTCTATTGTAACAGATCAAAAACAAGCATTAGCTATTGCATATTCAGCATCAGGCATAAACAATGAAAAATAATATGAAACTAATCCTTTCATAATACATATAATTATAGTAAGAAACGTAACTAATTAAAAAATCAAGTTAAATTAAAAACAAATCAAGTTAAATTATGACAAATGAATTAGACATTTTTGACCTATCCGTAGAGGATGTCAAAACAGAAGTAAAAGTAGCGGGCGATGGCCAATCATTGTACAAAACAGATCCAAAAACAGGTAAAGACTCTGTATATAGATCAGTTATTCGTTTTATTCCTAACTTAGGAAATCCTAAACAATCAATTATTAAGAAATTTACATATTGGTTGGTTGATAATGAAGAAAAAGGTTTTTATGCTGACTGTCCTTCATCTATTGGTGAAAAATCAATTATTGGCGACACATATTGGAAATTAACAAAATCAAATTCTGCGTTTGATAAAAAACAAGCAGAGCGTTTATCTCGTAAAGAGTATTATTTTTCTTATATCTATGTAGTTAAAGATGCTCAAAATCCTGAACTGAATAACACTGTTCAAATTTTCAGATTTCCAAAAGCAATTAAAAAAATTATTGATGCTCAATTATCTCCTGATGCAGCAGAAATTGAATTAGGAGTAGAACCTACTAATGTATTTGATTTTTTCAACGGAAAAGATTTTGCATTGAAGGTTATTCTTAAAGGTGGATATTGGAATTATGATGAATGTAAATTTATTGACAAAGTAACACCGATTACAGTTGATGGTGTTAAAATGGAAAATAATCCTGAATCTCGTAAGATCCTATTGGGACTATACGAAGGCCAAAAATCATTAGATGATAATGCATACAAACCTTGGTCAGATGCTCAACGTGATCGTGTAAATGCATACTTAAGTGAACTTACAGGTACCGTAAATCCAGGTAACGCAATTAGTTCGGTTACCACAATTGAACCTACTGTTGAGGTTTCTAAGTCAGCTCCTAAAAAAGTTGAAGATTCTATTAATTACGAACTTCCATCTAAATCTGATTCATCTGATTCATCTGATTCATCTGATGAATCAATTGAAGATTGGTTGAAAGAATTTGATAATAAATAATATTTATAATCTTTAAAAAATAGCATCCAAGTTTTTTGGATGCTATTTTTTTATTTAATACTTTCGTTATGGAACTTACATCTGAAAATAAAACGTATATATTAGCAAATATCCAGAAAATTTTAATTAATGAATTTGGTTCAGGTCCTAAAACTCAAGTTAAAAATACACATGATCGTTTAAATTTTGCATGTCCATATTGTGGAGATTCGTCAGATGTTCATAAAAAACGTGGTAATATTTATTGGAAAAATTTATCATTTCACTGTTATAATAGTGGATGCTCAAAGGTACATTCTAATATTGTAACAATGCTTCGAGATTTTAATTCACCTATTTCAAATAAAGATGATCTTATTCTTTATTTGGATTATATGAAAAATAACCAAGTTAATATCATAACAAAAGATTATGTTGAATTTGGTGCATTTAAAAGTTTATTAGAATATTCAATTTCAAGAGATGATATTAAGAAAAAATTTAATTTGGTTGAAATAGAAACAAATGAATTTGCATTGTCTTATTTAAAATCCAGACTTTTACATACACAACTTCATAAATTTTTATATAGTGTACAAAGAAATCAACTTTATATTTTTAATTTTGCACCCGATAATAAATCAGTAATAGGGTATCAAATTAGAAATTTTAATAAAAATAAAGTAAAGTATGTTTCTTATAATATTGAAAAAATAAATTTGGATATACTTAATAGACACATTAATTTACCGAGCGATGAAATTTTAAAATTAAATACACTCTCAATTTATTTTGGAATTTTAACTACAAATTTTGAGAAACCTTTTACAATTTTTGAAGGTCCGATTGATTCATTTTTTCTAAAAAATTCTATTTCAATAACAGGCATTGATAAGTCTATTGATATGTTTTTAGAAATGGTTAATTGTAGAATTTTATTTGATAATGATTCGGTTGGTATAAAGGAAATGGATAAAATTCTTAAAACTCGTAAACATGTTTTTATGTGGAAAAAACTATTAGCAGATTTTAACATAAAAGATAATATAAAAGATTTTAATGATTTAGTTATATACTGTTGGAAAACTAAAAATTTAGCAATTAAAGATGTGTCCAAATACTTCACAAACAACCCACTTGACATCAGATCAATTTGATAATGAATTGCATATATTTCATGAAGAGATATATAAAGTAAAAGGTACTGGTAAATTACTTATGGATTTTAAATTATCAGGATCTCATGAATCAGTAGGATTTAATATAGGAGAACCTGTATTTAAAAAAGAAATTCCTATAAAAAGAAATAAAAGTAATACCCAAAAAATAATAACAAAGAGATCTAAATCCTCTACGAATAACCTATTTTAGTTATGGCATTACCTGAAGATGAACAAAAAATTATAGCATTAGAATCAATGCTAGAAACAGAAAGATCACAATTTACATCTAAATTGAATGATCTTTTTCCTATGATTAAAGATATAGATAAATTAGCAGAAGCTCAAGTTCTAATGTTATCATATAGACATATGATGGTTGATAGTTTGATAAAATATAAAGCTGCTATGCATAAGAAAAAATCTTCTGATATAAATTATAGGAAGCTAAGATATGAATTTTATAAAACAAGTTATAATGTTAAATTAGATTATAGAGAAATAAATGATTTTATAAATTCAGATATGTCATTGCGAAATAGACAATTGGATATGCTTGAAACACAAATAGAATACTATAGTAAATGCATCGACAGCTTGGATCGTCTTGGATGGAGTATAAAAAACAGAATAACTATTGCCGAATTAAATAATAGATTAACTTGATAATTTTTATACTTAATAAATAAATACCTTAAATAAACATATTGATATATAAAATAAAAATAGTTTATATATGGGATATATTTATAAAACAACAAATACTATAAATGGTAAAATTTATATTGGATTATCATTAAGAGATCATGATAAAAATTATAAAGGCTCTGGTAAATTAATTACATTGGCATTTAAAGAATTTGAAAAATATAATTTTGTTAAAGAAATTCTAGAAGATAATATTGATAAATCTAATATTAATGATAGAGAAAAATTTTGGATTTCTAAATTTAATTCAACTAATCCTTTAATAGGATATAATATAACGTCCGGTGGGTCCGGATGGTGTATGCAAGGCATAAAGTGGTCTGGTGAATCCCGCAAAAAATTAAGTGATAGTAAACG